AATTGTGCTCTAACAGTAATAAAGTTCTTTTGAACGTTGTCACTGTCTTGCTCAAAGAATTCAAGGCTGACATTATCTCTCACCCAGTATTGACAAGATTGTGCAAAGTTTGCCACTAAAAATTGACCATTTGGAATTTCAGTATTTAGAATAACAGGCACTCCCATAAAGTTAGGCTGTAATCCTTGATACACTTGATCTTTCAAATAATTGTTTTGAGTGTCTTTTAACAATAGAATCTTATGAAAATCTGATGGGTTTAAAACAATATTATCAGCAGAATATTCATTGATCGCCAACTGGTTCATTGATGCAACTAAAACGTCAAACTCATTAGCATTGTCAACTGAGTCAGCCAATGGGTTGTTTGTAGATGTATCAAATGCAGTACCAGAGTTAAATAAACCTAGGAAGTTTGGTGAAACACCATTTCCTCCAACGATTTGATCATCTTCAGCAGTAAGAACCTTTGATGGTATTCTTGAACTCAAATAAGATGATAGTTGGTCATAATCTTCAACCATTTGCTTACTTATTCTCAAGTATGTTCCAATCAATTGAACATTTGCGTCAACTGCTTGCAGGTCAAAATCAGACTGACCCAGTGCGTTGCCTTCGGCTTTTGCACTTGCGCCATCAGTATATCCTGACTCTTTCACATATCTAATCACATCAGATTGAGTTGACCCTACTGGGATAAACTGTCTGAAATGTTGAGGTCTGCTCGGGTCTTTATAGACACCAGGTACTCTTAATGGTGCAATTACATCACCAGTAAAGTCAGCACCAACAGTCATGTCGGCTTTCATATCAAATCTTGCTGACCTTGAATTACCTTTTACAAAACTCTCAATTGCGCCTTTATTAAGCGCATCTTTTAAAGCAGATTTAAAACTCATCGGTTGACTTGCCTCAAATCTCTTTTTTGCTTCAACTTCAGACTTATCAAGTCTGTCATTGATTTCAGTAATCTTACTAGCGAGATTTTCCTCACTAGACTTGACAACTGCGTCTGTCTCTGCTTTCATTGTCTCGATAGCAGACAAAGACGATTTTTCGATTTTAGAGTCGATTTCATTTGTAATGTTGTCCAACTCTTTTTTTATGTTATCTTCCATTTTGAAAAATTACTTTTTTAAATTGTTATATAAATATTTTAACAACTCGCTGTCATTGTTTTCTTTTTTCGGCAAAGTGTTTTGAGGCGACTCTGTGAGTTCTTGGAAATATGATTTGAGTTTAAGAATTTCAGACTCAATAGCAAAAGCCAGTTCATCTGAAATATTGTTTTTACGAATAATCTTGACTAGATTGTCGTAACGAGAATAAAGAGTATTAAGTGATTTGGTTCCCTTTACATCTAATATTTTTGCTTCGTCATTTGAGGCCAAAGTAACAGCAGAAACTTCATAAAGTTTGACCTCTCTGATTTCTCTGAAATTGCCCTTGTCTTCTTTGACGATTGGCATAATGCCAACTGAGTTTTCTGTTATGACACCGGCCTTCATTAGTTCAATAACATCTTTTCCTAATTGTGTTTTGGGAACTTCAGCCACAAACATAAGGCCCTTTTCATCCTCATACAATTCATTCATTTTACCGATGGGTTTGTTCATGTCGTGTTGATACAAATACTTAACTCTTGACCCATTTTCCATAATGGTTTTTTTATAAGCACCAGGTCTTATGATGTCTTTGTCAGCATCCATGTTATCGAAATAACTTGCATAACCCTTAACAATCCCCTTGTTTTCATCAGCATCTACTATTTCGCCAATTGGTGATTGTTTAAATAATATTTTATTCATAACAAAAATTTATGTAAAAATACAAATTAATTTTATTAGGTTCTTAGACCTGTCATGCCAAAACCTATTTCTTCAAGTTCAACATTGGAAATTGCATCTTCGTCTGGTATGGGTGCTGTGGAACATCTGCAATTTATTACATTACCAGCAGAACCTCTTGGGTCTCCGGGATATTCTAGTTTTTCACCACCAACCAAAAACATTTCATCAAACTTTACTATTTGGCCATCTGCTCTTGCATGGTCAGGCCTAACCCTTGCATCACTTCCTGCAATCCATTCTTTTGACATTTGACTACCAGGAAAAATTTGTAATGCAGATTGTTGTGTGGCATAGTTTGAGGCCAAGGCTGATTCTGTTCTCACGATTCTTTCGGCTTGATATTGACCAACTTGATTAAATTTATTTCTTAGTATTCTTGCTTGAACTACTGCGCCTTCAGCCATAAATGCCTCGTCTTGCATTAATTTTTTAAGTATATCTTGGAAGGCACTTCTTGCTGTTGCAATCACACTAACAACTCTTAGACCAGCCATATCACGACCTTTTTTAGCAAAGGCTTGATTCCAATAATCTAAGAATTGATTTGGGTCAACACTTTTTTTTATAAACTTGTCAAAATTATTAGCATACCATTTGGCCTGTTTGATACCGATGTCCTGATACATTTGTATATATAGATCAGTCAGACCCTTGGTTGTCATTATCAAATCTGGTTTTATAACTCCCTGGTCATATTTATCAATGGCCTTTTGATAATTGTCTTTGTAATATTTTCTGAATATTCTTATATGTGTTCTTTCTGACCTTTCTAAACGATCATCATAAGATGCTCTCCAGTTTTCTTTGAATTGCTTTGTTAAGACTCGCATTATTCATCTATTTGGTCAAGTTTACGTTCTGCATAACTAAGCATTGACTGACCACCCCATCCTAAAAAAGCAACATACCCTTTGTCTTTCCAAGGTGTGTCTTTGTAGTCAGGGTTTATTTTATTGTATCCACCACCTTTTGTTCTTGACAAGAAACTGAAAGTTCTTTTTAATGTTGATAATGATAATGATTCTCTTGCAATCAATTGATTCATCCTGGCAAGACCAACCTTTGTCATTCCATCTACCTCATCCCTGCCATATTTATCAATCCAGTTTTTTACTCGCCTTGCGTTATTGGTTGCACTCTGTGGGTAATCATCAAACATTTGTTTTCTTGTATATGATTTTTCTTTGCTTGACAGTGGGTGCGCTGAAGGCAGTAAATCCCTGTCATAAGGTGTTCTTCTAAATCTATTGTTTCTCAGAGCATACAATAAACCAGATACACGACCAAAGGCCCACTGTTCCTCAGACCTTACGTTTGGCCTTACAGATGATGGGTTTGTCCTGTAAGCACCGATTCCCCTACGAAAAGAAGATGCTAACATCCCATAAGTTGCCCTTGAAGATGCTTTGTCGCCATGTTCTTCATTGTGTTCACTGACCATACGTCTAAGAGCAGTTTCAACTCTGCCTGATATACTTGGTGCTTTGTCTTCGTCATCATGATAATACTTGTCATCCTCATCTTCATGGGGTTCACCATAATGATATTTGTCATCATCTTCCATGTTGTAATATTCTTTCTGTCTTTCAATGGCTCTCTCATACTGTTCATGCGATTCAAAGGGCATATAAACATCTTCACCATCAAACTGGTGTCTGTGGAAACCACGACCCCCAAGTTCTTCAGCCCTGTCTTCGGCCTCACCTCTTGTTGTGAACACATCAGTCATTCCGGGCACTTTACGTTTTAGGTTTATTTTATCAATGGATTTGTCAACGTCAGAGTCAACAGGCTCAACTGGCGCGTTGTCGACAGCATTTAAGGGTATAAGGTTTGCAGGAATATAGTAATCGTTTAACTTTTCATCATCTTCGTCAACACCATAATTCATGGCACCTCTCTTTTCATTCATTGTTAGCCACCAGGATTGAGACAGTTGTTGCACAACCTTGTCCATTTCTTCTTGTAGTTCTGGTATGACACTGAAATCAAAGTCAATATAAATTTTATCGCCATACTTAGGGGCAAGCCATCTGTTTAGTTCATCCCTTATTTTTATCATTTCTGGCATTACACAGTTTTGATACAAACTCTTTTTGGCCTCTTTTACATTGTTGTATGTGCTTGACTCTGTGTTGTTAAGCAGTATTGCAGGAATAGAAAATATGTTTGCTAAGTCTTTGATTGATGCATTGTATTGTTCTATCAATGAAAGGTCAGAGGCATCAAGTCCAAAGTTTACCCAGGATAGTTTCTTTGGTGTGATAATCACATCACCTGCATTTGCAGAACCTTGGTGTGAACGTTTGAATTTATCTTTTAATGCCTGGGCTTGCACTTCAGTAAGATCACCTTCGTCTGCATATAAAACACCTCTTGCTGTTTGGTTTTGTAAAAACTTAACACCAGTTGTCACAGCCTCATTGTTTGTTGTTAATGTTCTAAGTCCTGCCTTGAGTGGTGACTGGCCATAGAGGTGTGAACCTGTGCCGTCATAATATGGGTTGTAATCTTTGATGTGTAATACGTCCTGAGCATCAATATCATACCTTCCTTTGTAATCAAGTCTGTAAGCCTTGACCGGGTTCATAATGCCCCCTGATACGATTTCCATTAGTTGTGAAGGCAACACATATAGTTCTTTGTATTTTTTAGAATTCCCACCAGTGTCAGGGCCAATACCATAAATGTATCTGTTACCAGTTAGTTTACCAAACGCAACGATTTCTGTAAGCCATGAATTATAAGACTGAGCAGGGTTTGGTCTTTCTAATAACTCATGAAGTTCGGTATCTTCTAACTCTACCAGTGCTGACTTTCTTAATTGCTCTGCTTTTAATAATGTATTTGTGTCAAGGCCGGATGATGTTATTGATTTATACCTTTTTAAATCATTGTTGGATTTCTTTTCATATATCATAAATGGTATTGTCGTACAAGATTTGGCTATAATATTTATGATCGAGTAAACTGTTGCATTTCGTCTGTAACCATGGTTTATATAAGTGTCATCATTTTCCTTAGCAAACACAATGTTATTGCCTATGTAATTAAAAACAGCCCTGTTGTAGGCCTCTGCTGTTCTTTGTAAGTTTTTGCTTGTAAATAGATTTTTA